TATAGGCTTAACAATATCTTCTACTGCCGCTCCTGTAGCCCTCGCTGCATCTTCTATAAGTGGTGCTTTGTCTACCACCGCACCTGCCACGTCTTCGATTACGTTAACCACAGGCTCTGCTACATCGCCTAATACTTCAACAGTACCTTCTACAAAGCCCTTAACAGGCTGTAGAATTGCATCGTCGAACATGCTGCCCGAGGCTTTAATAACATCGCCTATCTTCTTGATAAACTCAGGTGTTTTCATGTTGCTGGGTGCTAGTGCGCCGCCTTCTAAGATGTACTCACCAAAGCCCCTAGCTATGGCATCACCGAAATCGGTGCCTTTCGCTAACTCAAGTTCAGTCTTAACAAGCCCTGCAACAGCATCGTCTTGGTTGATGTTGTACCCATCTAAAAACTTCTCGTCTAAACCAATCTTGTCCATCGCTGCTTTAGTAAATTTGGGGCCAAATGCAGAAATAGCTGCTCCTGCTATATTTCCATCTATCGCAGCGTCTACAAACTTGGCTCCTTGTACTACTTTACCAAACGTATCGGCAGTTTTTGCAGCGGCACTTGCGGCTAATGCTAGTTCGCTACCTGCTGCGGCTCCTTCTGCGGCAAGTGCGGCGTTGCTTGCTATGGCATCAAGACCTTTTGCGTATCCGCCTACACCACCAAGTGCAAAGGATTTTAGAATGTCGTTAGTGTCTCCACCCGTAAGCGCGGTGACTCCAGCAGACGCTGTACCATAAGCGGCGGCGGTACCAAGTGCTCCTCCAGTAGTACCAGCGGCAGCGGCAGAACCGAACAACCCAGAACCTGCTAACGCACCACCACCAAAAACAGATAGACCTACCATAGCAGCAACTTTTAGCGCGTCTTTAATAGAGCTGTCTTTTACTTCTTTGGTGCGTATTTCACCGAAAGTCATAGGGTCATAGAGGTAGGTAGACCCGTCTTTCGTTTGGCGGATGGGCTGTACACCATACTTGGCGTACATAGACTGGAGCATGGGATCTCGTTTGTACGCTTCTAGCAGTGCGTCTTGATAGCCCACATTTTCAGTGGCTTGTATATACGGTATGGTCTCAGCAAGTATAGGCTTTACAAGTGATTGAAACTCAGAGATTTGCTCTTGCGAAGCGTTTGTATGTGTTTCGTAGTTACCACCAAAATCTTTAATGCTCGGTGTGCCAGTGGTAGGCACGATGTCAAACCCATAGTAGTTACTCAACGCTGCCGCAGTGTCTGCACCGCTAGTACTAGCGATTGTACTGAAAGCAGATCGAACTACGTCGTTGTTTACGCCTACACCACTTTTCAGTCTTTTAAGGTACTCAGGGCCACCTACTTCAGATATGTACTGATCTGGCGTAAAATTCAGTTTAGTTGGGGCTTCTGCATAACTTCTTCCACCGTAAGCGCCGCCCTCACTACCTGTTTCCGCTTCCATCTGTCTGGCAAAGGCTTCTTCAGGATTTAGCGAATCTATGACAGTGTTTCTAAACACTCTATCGTAGTAATCATCTACCTCATCTACATCGTCTACAGTGTCGTAGACATTCTTACTTACTGCACCTAACAGAGTATTTTTGTAGCCCTGAATGGCATCTTTAGCGGACACAGATTTATTTGTACTAGTCGCCGTAGCAGTGCTTTTTGCTTTACGTTTACTTTCTACTTCTGCGTTGATTTCATCCAACCGTTTTTGTAGCGTAGGCGCTCTTTCCGGCGTAGTAGATGTTACCGGCTTGGGTGCTACCGGCTTGGGTGCTACCGCTGTAGGTTCGGGTATAAACTCACCGCCACTTACAGGCTGACCTACTCTGTTTGGTGGTGTTACTGGTGTAGGTTTAGGTGCGACACGTTTCTTAGCTGCCGCTTCTGCTGCTTTACGTTCTGCTTCTGCGTTGATTTCATCCAACCGTTTTTGTAACGCTGGTGATCTTTTTGGTGGTGTTACTGGTGCAGGTTTAGGTGCAACACGTTCTTTAGCAGCCGCTTCTGCTGCTTTACGTTCTGCCTCTGCCTTTGCTTTTCTATCAGCAGCTTCTTTTGCAGCCTTTTCTGCCGCTCTACGCTCTTCCGCCACTCTAGCTTTTCTAGCTGCTTCTATTGCAGCTTTACGATCTGCTTCTGCTTTTGCTTTTCTAGCTGCTGCATCCGCCGCTGCTTTTTCTGCTGCTTTCCTAGCTGCTTCAGCTTCTTCTTGAAACCGATTAGGTCTAGCACGAGATGGTGTAACTGGTGCAGGGGGGCGGCTCGTTATAGGACTAGGCGTAGGTGTAACAGGCTGCGGTCTAGGTGTTACCGGCGGCGGGGGTGTAACCCTGAATTCTGGAGGGAGTACAGATTCCGGTATTTTGTTAACTATCGGCCTACCCATACGATCATACTTCAAAGGGGGAGGGGTAAAAGTTGATTTAGGAGCCACGGGTGCGGGTCTAGGTGCTACAGGAGCCGGGGCGGGTATACGTACAGGAGGCGCTACGCTAACAGGTGCAGGGAACCCTCCTAACCCAAATCGACCAAAATCTCTAGCATTGGGTACCTTACTAGGATCAAAAAAACCACCTAACCCAGAAAAATCTAAATTTATCGGGCCGAAGTTACCTATCATTACGTAACCTCCAGCAAGCTGGCTACAACGTGTAACCTGTTAGCGGTTGCGGCAGTGACTTTTAGTATTTCCGATTCTTCTACCACTATAGGCGCAGTAAGTAGTTCTACTGTGGCATTAGCGCCAACAGCTTTGACCTTGAATACACTGAACACCGCAGAAGCAGCATCGGTAAGCGTTACCGTTATAGTATCAGCGTTGCCAGAATCTTCTGACACGAGTATAGACTTAACAATCGCAGTCTTTGCTGTTGGGCATGTGTACAGCGTAGTTGCGTTAGTGGTAGTCAAATCTACCTTTGCGTTTTTGTATTGGTTAGCCAAGGAACCACACCTGCGCTTGAGATTCAGTGGAAACGGCTGCTTCTTTTATACTCTCATCTAGCTGGTTAAAGTATATACGCAATACGTTATTAAGCTGCCCAAATGACGCCTGCGTATACTCCTTTGGAGGGTCAGGCAATCGTGGTGCTATAGAGTTGTAAGTAGTCACTATCGCCTCCCATCAGGGCGTATATCAAGCCTTGGTGCCCCAAGCTGCCATTGAACACCTAAATCTGCTGACTGCACCTTTATAGAGAGTTGTCGCCCTCTTACCCTAGTATTCACCTGTGTGGTGTACTTCTCGACAGGTACCGTTGCAGACCTTATAACAGAGCCACTACTGCTTCCACCCTCTGATGCAGGGCTGTTATACCCTGAACCTGAAGACTGTAGCGGCAGAAGCTCTAGCGTAGCTGTAGGGCTGTCCGCAGTAGATCCATCAAAAGTTATATCAGGCAAGATTCGGCGTATGAACGAGAACCTGTCACCATCATCTATATCGAACTCACCAGAGGTTATAAACGCAGTAATAGCTGCTCTTGTGCCGCTTTCGTTGTCGTCTACACCGTCTTCGTGTGTGACTAAGTTATTGCTGTATGTAGCTGCAACAGGGAACTGCCTAATACCTGTATCAAGCCATGCAGAACGAGCCAAACTGCCAAAATACCAAATACCCTGTGCATGGTTATACACAACATACTTGTCTACAGTGGCTGAACTAGCTGACGGATAAAACCACCAAACTTCGTCAAACCCCTCGTTTGTACCCGCAAACACCTGCTCTATCTGTTCGTGGTTTATGTCGTTGAATACATGACGTTTTAGATCGCACGGTAGGTTTTTGACGGTGCCATCGTATACATAGAAGGAATCAAGCCCCATCCAGTAGGTGACTCCATCTGAAAAAGAAGCAGCGTTTTGAGAAGCTATAGAGATATTATCTGCAAGTAGTTGAGATCCCCATACAATCGTACCGCCTAGATACTGTAATGCGTACAGCGCAGAGTTTGTCCATACCAGTATCTCTTGGCCAGACTGCAACGCACCTATTATTTCAGAGCCTTTGGACAGACGCAGATCACCCGCCTGATTAGTGGCGCTAGGAGTCCAATTAGCAACGTCTTCTTGGTCTGACCATCGAATAAGCATAGGGTCTTGCACCGCAGAACCTAACGTATTAGCTCCAAAACAAAACACAAAACGACTTACATCGGATACAAGTATGAAGTTTTGTTCTGTGGGTGTGTTGGATGCGCCTCCTAGTGCTGATATAGCTACTGCGCGGGCCTCAAGACCTCCAGAAGCATCCCAGTAGTAGACACCGTTACCGCGAGCGCCAAATACTAAATCTTCACCAAAGTTAGCCTGACTCCATAAACGTAGCGAGTCAGTAGATGTTGAACCATTACCCCATGTACCTTCATTCCACCCACCAGCACCCCAACCGACTAAAGGCACAACAAACTCTGGGCCAATGTTTACCTGATATTTTGCTGTTACGGAGCCTCCACCAGTAGCAGATGACGAAGCTGCACTACTAGACTGTATGGTGTAAGTATTACCAGTAGAGTACGTTATCTGAAACTCACCATTTAAGGTCAGCCCACCCACAGCAGATGCCCCACTAAACGTGACAAAATCACCGTCTATGTACCCTCCGTTAGCATCTGTAACGGTGACAGTGGTAGAACCAGAAACAGTCGTAAAAGGATCAGTAAGAGATACGCCAGACGGCGTACGTTCAGGTGTTACATCAAAGTATTCTCCACCCTTCTCTATATAAAACTTGAGGTTAGTGCCGACACCGAGCAGATTCTGGCCCTCTAACGTAACCCAGTTGAACAAAGAACGTGCGACACCAAGAAACGTACCACCAGATATTTGCTGCCACCCACCTATTTTTTCTGGGTATCCAGCACGAAAACGGACTTTATCGCAGTCTGCCCAACCTTCTTCATCTACATATCGTGTAACTTCTTTGTTCACACCGGGACGTAGGGTTAACTTACGTAGTGGCATTACT